ACCTTGCGGAATCAGGTGACTACGAAGCCATGCTACTTTCAATGCCAGAGCAGCAACGAAGACAACTCCTTGACGGAGACTGGGATATTAAAGAAGGTGCGGCTTTTACGGAATTTGACCGTAGTATTCATGTCATTGAGCCTTTTGATATACCTAACAACTCGGTAACGGGGTTAGATCAATCGAGAATGAATAGCGTAGCAACTGCACCGCAAAGCCTTAATAATATAACGGGGGCTTTCTTAGTTGGAGCGCAACCAGTTATTACCTCATCAGTCGCTAGTTATACCGTTCAATGCTTTCAAAGCCCAGGTACTGCAGTAGGGGAGATATTATATTTCACTTTAGATAGCGAGTGCTTCTACGAAACGTTTAGAGTACATTTTAAAAACGAATACGGGGCTTACGATTCTTTTAACTTCAAAGGTAATAGCAAAAGGTTATCCGATGGAGAGAGTAAGGATTATACCACGAACGCTAATAACATTACTTCTACGGGATTGGTTTATAGCCACGACACAGTTAAGAAGGTAAACTATTATACAAAGTACTCTAATAAACTTCAATTAGAGAGTGGACTAATAAACGAGACTCAACTAAACTGGTTAAAGGAGATGGTTTTTAGTCCTCAGCTATTTGTTGAGTTTGTAGATAATAACGGAGACCATAACTTTAAGCCTGCGATAATCAAAGGTTCTAAATCATGGAGAGAGTTAAAAGACCAAGTAGATAAGGTGTTTAATTTTAGTATCGAATTAGAATTATCAGATAACTTTAGACAGCGTAGATAATGAGAGAGCAATTATTTATAAATGATATTGAAATACCTTTAAGCCGTTCTCTTGATCCGTCTTTTACTCGTTCTATAACTGATATAAAGAACCCAGAGAAACGAAACGCTACTTATTCTAAGTCGGTAACTATACCGAATTCAAAAGAAGCTAATATACTTTTCGGTTCTATTTGGGATATCAATATAGAGACTTTATCTTTTGACGTTACACAAAAAGCTGACTGCAGATATATTGTAGACGGTGCGGAAACGATTATCGGTTACTGCCAACTCAAAGAAATTAGTCTAACGGATAACAAAGAAATAGAGTACAAAATAGTAATCTATTCGGAGTTTGCTAATTTAATGAAGTCGATACAAAACCTAGAGTTAACAGATTTAACAGGGTTAGATATTTACGACCATATCATTAACCAACAGATACAAAATTATTCAACTGGGAACGCTGGTTATCCTTGGCAAATAATCGAATCGGGAGCGTTAACGGCTGCATCTTATGGAAAGGGTTATATTTACCCGCTTATAGATTTTGGACTTTCTAGCGACGCAAGAATTTACCATACAATGGAACTTGCTTGTTGTATCTATGTTAAAGAATATTGGGATAGAATACATGATCAAGCGGGGTTTACTTACGAGTTTCTCGATTCAGATTTCGAGGATCATTTTAAACGGTTAATAGTACCTGGAAGTCCAGACAAATATAAGCTAACTTCTGACGAGATAGAGTTAAGAGAGTTCAAAGCAAATACGGCGGTATTCGACGATACGGGCACAGACACCTCTAACAACTTAACTAAGGGTTCTTTTAGTACTCCTGACACAATTATATTCACAGTAGAAGAGTCAGACGCTGGAGGTGTTTATAATAACGTTAACGGAAAGTTTACAGCGCCTGCTTTAGGGGTGTATTCCATTACTTCTATATTTGATGTTTTCGTTAGCTTTAATCCTACCGATACTATATCTAGTTTGGAGAGCCTCGGAGAAGTTGATTTTATTGCTAGAATTAAATTTTTTGATAGTAACACGTTAATAACCACAACTATAGAAGAAATAAACTTTAGAATAAAACACGAAGGTTTTTCTGTTGGTAATAGAACGTCTAACTTATCTCCAACGGCTGGCGATCCTGACTACTTCACAGAGCTTTTCCTTGTTGATATTCCTAGAGAAGTTAACCCAGCAAATAGAGTGCAGTTAGCAATTATCAATAAAGAAATGAATACGGGCGATCAAGTTTATGTTGAATATACCGCTAACTACGAGACTGAATTCCCAAACTACTTTAGAGATGGAGGAGGTACTTTCTCTGGCGGTAATGCTACGTTAAATTTGGTTAGCGGTGTCACTAGCACTTTAGCGGGTAAGGTGTCTAATACCAATATGATCGAGGGTAGTATATTTGATGTACATCGCGCAATACCCGAAGGTGTTAAGCAGCCAGATTTCTTAATGAACTATATCAAAGAGTATCATCTATTTGTAGACATAGACCCAGACAAGCCAAAGCATTTAATATACGCCCCTAGAGATACGTTTTATAATACCGAGGTAATAGACTTACGGGAAAAGGTTTCTATTGATAAGGGGATAATATACAAACCAGTAGGGGCATTAGACGCTAAAGAATACCTATACAAACATAAAGATGACGACGATTATTTAAACACTAAATATAAGTCGGATTGGTTAGAAACTTACGGGCAACGATCAATACTAACAACTAACGATTTTAGCGAGAAGGTAAGTAAAACAGAGGTTAGTTCTAGCCCTACACCGTTAGCTGACCAAGGCAATGGAAACAATAGAGTCGTTTCGACTATTTTAAAAGTAGACGCACTAGGTAATAGAGTTAGTACTAAGTTTAACTGGCGAACGCTTTACTACGGAGGGTTAAAAGATAACTTTGAAAACTGGATACACCAAAGCTCGGTATTCCTGCCTGTCTCACAATCTCAATACCCATACGCTGGACACTTTGACGATCCATTTAACCCTACTTTAGATATTAACTTTGGGTTAGTACGTGAGGTTTATTATTACGACTTCATCGACGATATTATACCAACGGACAATAACCTATACAATAAATATCATTCTAAGTACATTAGAGAGATAACGCATAAGGATAGTAAGTTAGTTGAGGCTTTCGTTAATATGGACGCGGTAGATTTTAAAACATGGTCTTTTAGAAACTTATACTATTTTGATAACGCTTATTTTAGACTTCAAGAGATACAAGGATTTAACCCTACTTCTAAGGAATTAACTAAATGCGTATTCCTAAAGCTAAAAGAGGTTAGCCCGTTTAAACCTACTTTAACTCCTGCTGATGGTGGGGGCAGTCCTTTCGAGCCTCAAACCGATGACGGCACAACAGGAGGAGAAGTTAACCAACAAGAGTTTAGCCCATTGAAGGGAATTACACAAAGCCCACAACAAGACGGTAATAACTACAACGCGCGTACTAATGAAGTAACGGGAGAAGATAACTTCGTAAGTATTAAAGCAACTAACGTAAGTATCAAAGGGGATGGTAACCAAGTTTACTCTGGTGTAGATGGTGCGACATTAATAGACTCTAACAATAACGTAATATCCGCGGGATTGGCAGACGTTGTATTAATTAATACTGACGGAGTAACGGTAACGGAATCGGGAGTAACTTATATCGGAGGTCAAAAGGTTAACCCAGATCAAATAAGCTTACCTACAGCGGTTGAAACGGTAACAACAAGTCAAACGGTTAGCAGCGACGTTCTAACTTATATGGGTGATACTTCTGGAGGTGACATAACAATGACCTTTAACTTAGTAGGCGAGGTATACACAGAGGGGCAAGTGTGGAACTTTAAAAAGGTTGCTTCTTCCAATCAGTTTATAATTTCTATTACAGGTGGAACTATTGATGGTGCAGCCTCTATAAACATTACAACACTATACGATAATGTAGCCGTTCAATACGACGGCACTAATTTTATTATACTTTAATTATGAGTTATTTCGGCACAACAGATTGGCTAATTCAGGTTTCAAAAGGACAAGTACCTGGTCATTCAATCGTTCATCAATTCGGCAAAAATACGGCGGTAGGTTCAAGTCTTGCTCCTGTTTGCAATGGTGGTAACTATCAAACACCAACAGCGGCGGCTAGTCTTGAGATTTTATCCGATCAATCACAAGATCAACCAATTGGAAACGGGGCGCATAAAGTAACTGTTCAAGGCTTGGATTCATCTTGGAATGTACAAACAGAAGAAGTCACATTAAGCGGAACAACACCCGTTGCGCTATCCAATCAATTTATTCGTGTTTTCGGAATGTCGGTGAGTGAATCGGGCAGATATGCAAATCAAGCGCAAGCATCACAAAGAGGAACACTAACTTTGAGGGGCGCAGGTGGTGGCGTTACATGGGCGACGATTCCAACGGTTGCGACAAATTTTGGCGCAGGAGAATCGTTAATTGGAGCATACACCGTACCAGAAGGATATACGGCTTTCATATTATCACAAATTTTTTCTATTGATGGAAATAAATCTGCAAACCTTTATTTTTTTAATAGGTCGGATGCGAATGATGTGTCATCGCCATATACGGGAATTATGAAAGCTCAAAGTATTTATACAGGTGCATCCAGTGTTTATCAATTTGAACATAAGGCGAACGAATCATATTCAGAATATACAGATATTGGATTTCTTGCAAACTATACAAGTGGCGGCACGGCATCGATAGCAGTTGAATTTGAACTTTTATTAATTGAAAACACTTACCTATAATGGCAGAAAACGTAGCATTTAAGTTAAACCTTGACGCAGGAGACGCGCCGAAGACTTTAGCGGATTTAGAGAAAAGAGTCCAAGACGTTAACGAAGAACTTTCTAAAACCGAAATAGGTACGCAGCAGTACGAGGATTTACGTAAGGAGTTAGTAAGGAACAACAAGGAGCTAAAGAACTTGGAGCTAGGTTACGAGGCTTTAGACGTTGAACAACAAGCTTCTGAACTTGGAAGTGTAGCGGGTGCGGTTGGTGATGTTACTAGCGCTTTCGTTTTACTTGGTGGAGAGTCCGATACTTTGCAACAAATAGCCGAGAATATCCAAAAAGCGTTAGGCGTTTCAATGGCGTTTAAAGGTGCTATTGAGGGTGTAGCATCTGCCCGTAAGTTACTAAACTCTTTAGATAAAGAAAGCGGTATAATAAAAGCTAAAAACTTCATAGTAAACAAGGGTAGGCTAGTTGTTGAGAAGGCTATGTTAGTTGCTACGAAAGCTGCTACTATTGCGCAAAAGGCATTTAATGTAGTTCTAAAGGCTAACCCTATAGGTTTAATCGTTACTGCCGTAGGTTTGTTAATTACTGGTATAGTCGCATTAGTTAAAAACTTTGATTCTGTTAAAGCGTCCGTATTAGACTTCTTAGAAAGCGCGGTTAAACCGTTTATAACGCTTATTCAATTCTTAACGGGTACACTTCAAGAACAAGCAGTTACAGAAGAACAACTAGCCGAGCAACGATCTAAAGAACACAAGGCTAATTTAAATAGAATAAACGAACAAATAAAAGCCAATACCGAGCAAGCTAAAGCGTTTAGGAAAGCAAAGCAAGACGAGATAGATATAAACGACCAGAAAATAAGAATCTTAGAAAACGAGGGCAAAGCCTCTTACGCTTTAAGGCTACAAGTTTTAGAAGATAATCTAGCTATACAACAATCTTACTTAGACGAGTTTAATAATTATGTAGACCTTCAGCGTAAGAAGTGGGAGGAAAACTTAAAATATTCTGGATTAACAGAGGAAGCATTTAGAGCGCAGATGAAAGCTCAAGGTGTTGACTTAGCAGACTTGGAACGTCAAGCGAATGAAACTACTGAATCTATACAATTAAACGTAGCAGAAGCAGAGTCTAAAATAACAGCACTAAAAAGAAGTGAACACGAAAAGAGATCGCAGATAGCGGATAAGGCAAGAGCCGAAGAAGAGAAGAAAGAAAAAGCTGCTTTAGACAGAAGAAGAAAAGAGCAAGAGAGGTTAAGAAAAGAGAGAGAGGACAAAGAAAAAGACTTTTACGATAGGCTAAATAAAATTGAAAGCGAATACTATAATAGGTTTGAACAAGACCAACAAACGCAAGAGAATGAGGTTAGGACTAAATACCATAATTTAATTGCAGAGGCTGAGTTATACGGAGAAGATATAGCCATACTTGAAATGGCGAGAGAAGCAGAGTTATTTGATATTCGACAAGAGTTTAAAGATAAACAAGACGAACTAGACGAACAAGCGAAACAGAAACGTTTAGATGATAGACTAGAAGAAATTGCAAAAGAAGAGGAAGCGAGAGATAAGAAAATAGCGCTAGCGCAACAAGGTTTAAATTCCTTAAACGCTATCAACGATCTAGCTTTTAGTGGTGAGATAGCAAGAATAAAAGCAAAAGAGCAAGCTGGTGAGAAATTATCTGCTACCGAGCGTAAAAGGTTAAAGAGGGATGAACAAATTAGAAAGGCTTTTGCAGTTGCACAAGTAGCAATAGATACGGCTAGTGCTATTAGTTCAGCGATTGCAGGGGCAGCAGCATCAGCGGCGGCAGCAGGACCTGGTGCGGTAGTTGCTACACCTTTATTTATTGCCGCTCAAATTGCTACGGTATTGGGAGCGTTTGCCCAAGTCGCAAGTATATTGCGCGCTCCTAGCCCTAGTATAGGAAATATAAGCGGAGGCGGTGAAATAGACGCGCCAGACACAGAAGGAGCAGCACAAGACGCGCCAGATAATAACCAATTCGATTCGGGTAGTACTTTCTTAGATATACCGCAAAAAGTTTACGTGCTAGAACAAGACATAACCAACACGCAAGATACGGTTGCGAACATAAAGCAACAAGCTACTTTCGGCTAAGTCAAAAAATATTTGTATTTTAGTTGCAAATTCAAAACTATGGCGGGTACAAACATTAGATTAACCGAAGAAGAAGCAAATCAATTAGGGTTAAAACCTAAAAAGAAACCAAATAAAGGAAACCCGAAATATACTATAACGTTCGATCAATACCAAGAACTTAAACGAATAAGAGGCGAGCATTTAATTATAAAAGGCAAATCAACTTTAAAAGACGCTGACGGTAATTTAGTCATGGAATGGACTAAGACCGAAGTAGACAAAGAAACGAGGTTAAAAGCGGCTAGGGAGGCGTTACAGGCATTAATAGAAGATATCAAACCAGTAGATCCTCGTGAGTATAAAAAGCAAATCGTAGAGAGCGAGTTGATCAATCAATACACGTTAACAGACTTTCATTTAGGTATGATGGCTTGGGGAGAGGAAACGGGCGCAGATTGGGATTTGAAAATAGCCGAAGAAGTTTTATTGAATTACTTCCGTTATGCGATAACAAATAGTCCTTTCGCAAGTACTTGTATTTTTGCTCAACTTGGGGATTTTCTACATTGGGATGGTATACTAGCCGTAACCCCACAAAGTAAACACGTTCTAGACGCTGACACTAGATTCAGTAAACTTGTTAGAATCGCTATTAGAGTCTCCAGGCAAGTAATAAATATGTTACTAGACAAGTATCAAACAGTCTACGTAATAATGGCAGAGGGTAACCACGATGAATCTAGTTCTATTTGGTTACGTGAGATGTTTTCCGCGTTCTACGAGAACGAACCTCGCGTTATAATAGACACTAGCCCCGATCCGTATTACTGCATTGAGTGGGGTGAAACTGTATTATTTTATCATCACGGACACAAAAGAAATTTAAACAATATTGATACCGTATTTACTGCAAAGTTTAAAGAGCAATTTGGAAGGTCTAAAAATGTCTACGCTCATACGGGGCATTTACATAATATGCAAGTCAAGGAAACTAACCTAATGATAATAGAGCAACACAGAACGTTAGCGGCTAAAGATGCCTATGCTAGTCGTGGAGGTTGGTTAAGCGGTAGAGATAGTAAAGTAATAACTTATCATAAAAGATTTGGAGAAGTAGATAGAAGAACTATTAACATACGTGCTTTAATTGATTAAATTTATTATATTTGTACTTCATAAATTGATTTTGTTTTTCATAGTTTGGCGTCCTACTTCGGTAGGGCGTTTTTTTATTTAAAATATTTTTGTATATTTGTCATTATTGAAATGTTTTTGATTTTATAGTATTGAAAAAAGGTATTTAGTTTGGCGACGATACCTTTTTTTATGCGCTCTATTATGCAAGGGGTAAAGGGATTCTTGTATCATCTATTAAAAAAAAGTACATAAGTAATTCTGTTGTCGTTTATTAGACGTATGGACTTATTTATTTTAGATATCCCTGACGGGGATCAAAAGGAGTTTCAGATAGCTTTAGTGGACGAGCCCGCTATTGAGTCGGATTGGATAGCTTTTAATAAGCACCAAAATTTCAAGATACAATCTAAAGAAAGACGTATAGTTTCGGGTTACGCTATGATAGCGGACTTGGAGATACCTCGCTACGATGAAAGACGCGGTTACTATAACGTAACATTCAGAAAAGGCAATATCGAGAAGATATGGTTAAACTTCCATAGAAATAACTTAATGACTAACACAAACGAGATGCACCAAAGCGGTAAGTTCGCTGAGGGTGTTTTTGTATGTGAGTCTTTTATCATTGATTCAGAACGTGGCATTAAAGCTCCAGAAGGATTTAAGCAAGAGCCTGACGGTTCGTGGTTTATTTCTATGAAGGTAGAAAATGACGACGTATGGAATAAAGTACTAGAGGGAACTTTTAAAGGGTTCTCAATAGAAGGGCGTTTTTTTGAGCGTCCTGCGGAAACATTTGCAAATAAGTTAAAGGATTTAATAAAAACAAATATGACTAAAGAAGAGTTAAAAGATAAAGTAGTTTCTTTCTTCAACAAAGAAGAAGATGCGAAGATCGAAGAGCCTAAAAAAGAGGGCTTCGAAAGCGTTTTGCTAGTTGACGGTGAGACAGAGTTAACTATCGAACCAGCAGTAGAAGTTGGTGCAGCGGTAGTAATTATGTTAGACGGTGAGCCACAGCCTGCGCCAGTAGGTGAGCATGAACTAGAAGACGGTAGAGTTATCGTTATTGAAGAAGCGGGAGTTATCGCAGCGATTAACGAGCCAGAAGTAGTTGTGGAAGAAGAGCCAATGGCTGACAAATCTACACCAGAGCAAGCGCAAGTTAAAAAGATTATTGAGCGTATCGAATCGGAAAAGATTTTCGAGAAGATCGCAGAACTTGAGGAGACTGTTAAGTTTTTAAAAGAAGAAAACGAAGCATTAAAAGCTGAGTTTACAGAAAACAAAAACGAAGCAAAAGACGAGTTCAAAAAACTTAAAGACTTCTCGGAAGAGGTTTTTAAAACGTTACTTGACGAGCCAAGCAAAGAGCCAGTTAAGAAACAATTTAACCCTTTTAAGAAAGAGAAAAAAGGGAACATATTTTTACAAAACAACTAAAATAGAAAAAAATGAGTTTTGATGTATCAGCCTTAGCGGCATATATTGAGGATAGAGATTTTCCTTTGATTGGTGAGTTACAAGTATCACCAGAATTAACGGCTGGAGAAGCCACAAAACAAGTAGGATTAAAAGGTACTAGCAACCTTCACTACATGGAGACTGACGTAGTATTCCAAGACGGTGATAATTGCTCACGTACTGCAAGCGGAACTACTACTTTTACTAATCGTTCAATCACTGTTGCACCTATCACGGTAAGTGAAGATTTATGTTTAAACGATCTTCGTAACAAGTGGACGCAAATCTTATTGCGCCAGGGTACAATGGAAGGTAAACAAGTAATGCCAGAAGAAATTGCTGCTATCTACTTTGAAGAGAAGTCTAAGAAGTGGTTACAAGCTACTGACGTAGCAGATTGGCAAGGAGACACTGCATCGGGTACAGTTAATTTACAACGTTACGACGGTTGGATTAAACTTATCGACGCTGGTTCACCTGTTAACGGTAATACAGGAGGCATAACTGTTGCAACTGGTGTAACTGCTGCAAACATCTTAGCCATATTAGAGGGTATGTGGTTAGCACGTACAGAGGAGTTGAGAGAGCGTGATGACGTAGTTTGTTACATTCCTAGTACTTGGTACGATCTTTATATCTCTGCATTGAAAGCGGCTAACTTGTATCACTACGTATCGCAAGATGGCGACACTTTGTACTATGGTACTACTATGCGTTTACGTCCTACTTACGGATTGAGAACTTTAGACCGCGCGTTTATCACTTACCCGACTAACTTAGTTATCGGTATGGACGGAGAAAACGACGGAGATTTTGAATACCGACTTGATCCAGTAACTAACAAGAAAATCTTGGTAGACGCTGATTGGACACGAGGAACTCAAGTATTCTTTACTGAACAAGTAGTAGAGTTTACTTTAGTACCATAATAGAAAATAGATAATAATTAGAGGGGGTGAGATTCCCCCTTTATTTAAAATAAAAAGAATATGAGTTGTGTATTAACTACTGGTTTCACCGAAGAATGCGAGGACGGTTTAGGAGGTATTGAGCAAGGCGAGTTTTTGTTAACTCAATTTACCGATATCGACGCTACCGCTACCGTAATTACTGCTGGTGAGATCACTACATTAACACAAGTTGCGCTTACTAATTTCTATAGATACTATATGAAGAAAGAAGCGGCTAACTTTGTTACGACAATGAGTAAAGAGAATGGAAACCAAATTTATGAAACGGTTGTAACTCTTCCAATGATGAAAATGAGCGCGGCTAAATTCGTAGAGTTTAAGCTAGTCGCTGGAAAACCTAACGTTATTATCGTAAAAGATAACAACGGTTTATACTGGGCTATCGGTATCGACAAGGGTGCTGATTTAAACGGTGCTACTGGGCAAACTGGTACGGCTATGAATGACGCTAACGGTCATACTTTGACTTTTACGGCTCGATCTGGTAACGCACCTTACACAGTTGATCCTACAGTAGTAGCTGGTTTAACTATTGCTTAATTTTGTTTAACTTTAGGAGGTAGTTAATTTCGGTTAATTACCTCCTTTTTTGTATATTGTATGAAAATTAAAAAGGAATTTATAGGAGTTCGACACGGTTCTAAAGTCGGAATGGTTTTGATTGAAGAAGGAAAAGAAGAACTATATAAGAAATTAGGGTTAAATATTTTTGAGGATGAGCCAAATAAGACTAAAAAAGGGAGAGGAAACGCAAAACGTAGTACTGACTCTAGCGGAGAAGACAACGATAAGTAACCCTACTTATTTATTTGAGTTCACGAGTGATTTAACTAAGCAGTCGAATACTTGTATTTGTGCGGATCAAAGTACACCAGGTGCAGCTAGAACTAGAGCAAACCTTTTTAATATTACTGAAGGTGTAGACGATAGGCTAAATAGTTCTTTAGTTTTATTCAACGCTGGTAGATATCACTATACAATAAGAGAACAAGAGAGTACAACGAATTTAGATCCCGATTTAAGCGGTGCAATAGTCGAACGAGGGATAATGATACTTGCGGACTTCTCGACTAACCAATACATAGAACACGAAATTAACGTAACTTATATAGCACATGAGCCTTTCTAATTTATATTTTTTTAACGGGGTTGATTTATTGAAGTTTGACGCTCATAAGACGCCAGAGTTTAAGCAACGTAATACAGTTGATTGGGTTCTATATGGAAACGATGACGAATGGAAAAATAGATATCCTGACTATTTAATTCATCTTTATAATTCAAGCCCTAAGAACAACGCTATAATCAATAAGAAGTGTTCTTATATTAAAGGACAAGGATTAAACTTTGGCGGTGCTGGTTTAAGTCTTCAAGATAAAATAGAGCTTGGCGGTTTTGTTGCTAAGTTAGAAGACTCTAAAGTTTTTGAGAGGTCGGTAAGTGACCTATCTATTTTTGGTGGTTTTGCTAACGAGATGGTATTTAATAAAGGAGGTGATAAGGTAGAGCCGTATCACATAGACTTTTCAAATATCCGCGTATCTAAGCCCGTTTGGAATGAAGAGTCTCAAGATTGGAATAGACCTACTTACTATTACACTTCCGATTGGTCATCTAGAAAGCCGCACAATAATGAAGACTTCGTAGAGTTTGAGGAATTTAACCCTAACGAAACACCAGATAAAAACAAAAGATACTTATTCTATTACAAGGAGTATAGACCAGACTTAGGAGTTTATCCTTTACCTGACTACTTAGCGAGCGTTCCTTATATTGCTGCGGATTACGAGATAAGCAACTTCACTATAAACAACGTTAAAAACGGGTTTACAAGTGGGTACTTAATTAACTTCTATAACGGTGATCCTACCGAAGAGCAAAAGCGCGATATAGTCGCTAATTTTGACGCGGTATTGCATGGAACAGATAACGCGGGCAAGTCTATTAAATCATTCAACGAGGACAAGGATAGCGCGGTAGACATTACACCACTTAACGCCAATGGACAAGATGATAGATTTATCAACTTAAACAACACTATACGCGACGAAATCTATACAGGTCATGGAGTTGATCCAGTTATAGCAGGCTTAAAAGGTGACAGTGGTTGGAGCAATAACGCAGACGAGAAGAGGGTAGCGGTTGAAGAATGGCAAAATAGCTACGTAGATTCTAAGCAAAAGATATTCGAAGATTACTTCACAAACGTTGCGCACTTCAACGAGATTAAAGGTAAGGTTGTGATAGTTAAAAAGCGACCAACGACAGCCCAAGCCTCAGAGAATGAAATAAGAGAAATACTAACAATAGAAGAAAGACGCGAAAGAATAGGTTATCCAGCACAAAAACCACAACCTAAAGCAACTTATGTTAAGCAATCAAAAGAAGAATATTTTGAGAGCTATACAGATTATCCAAAGGGCGCAACGTCAAATGCAAAAAGAGCTTTAGAATGGGCAGATAATAACGGGTGGGGTTCTTGCGGCACAGATGTAGGAAAGATAAGAGCGAACCAATTAGCAAACCGCGAGCCTATAAGCTTAGAAACTATAAAAAGGGCTTTTAGCTTTTTAAGTAGACATGAACAAAATAAGGATGTACCTTATTCTGAGGGATGCGGGGGACTAATGTATGATGCTTGGGGCGGTGATGCTATGAAACGTTATGCTAAATCTAAGATAAAAAAGGTTGAAGATGAAAAACTGGTACAACAGTTTTCTAACTGCGGATTAAACGACGATGAGTTAGAGTTTATCGATTCTAGGCAAGTACCAATTTTGGGAACGGAAGACGCGTTTAGTAAAGAAGAAGAGTATAAACAAGAGTTCGCAACAAAGATAGAGATTTCAATTCTTAAACTTTTAATTGGTGGGGCAAAGCCTTTGGACATACAAAAGAGTTTAAATATTAGCGAAGAAAAGTATAACGAATCAATCGTTAACTTAACGGAGGAGGGATATTTAACAGACGACGGAGATATAACGCAAAGCGGAGAAGAAGAGTCTAAGAAAGATGAGATTTTCGTAGTTTACAAGTACGTTAAACGAAACGATGTAAGCGGAGGTGATATTATCGACACAACTAGAGACTTCTGTAAGAATTTAGTAATACAGAGTAAATTTAAGTCTTGGACATTAGAAGAGATTAAGTCAATGAATAATAGAATGACTTCTATTATAATTTATTTATTACCATATCTGTAATTAACCTTTTATAGCATTTTTAATAAGACAATTAAAAGAATGTAAACAAGTTATTAGCGCTCAGAAAAAACCTATTTTAAAACATATAAATGATAGCGCTTTATAAGCTGACTCAACTTGACACTACATTATCCGGAATGCTTTACTTATGAGTCCACCATATTGGTTTGCTAATAATTAAAGAATAAATCTGGTCGAGCAATATTTCTAAAGTGTTTTACGTTTAATTTATGGAGAAGATAATGACAATACATATTGGTGACACAGCCCCAAATTTCGATATTGAAACGACAAAGGGGACAATAAATTTTCACGACTGGATTGGAGATTCATGGTGCTTCTTTTTTAGTCACCCAGCAGATTTCACTCCAGTTTGTACCACAGAACTGGGTCGTACAGCCCAA